AAAACCAAATGTTCCAGTATTTGACTGTGGTTGGCTACCAAAACCAAATGCTCCAGTATTTGACTGTGGTTGGCTACCAAAACCAAATGTTCCAGTATTTGATTGTGGTTGGCTACCAAAACCAAATGTTCCAGTATTTGATTGTGGTTGGCTACCAAATGCTCTAAAATTCATTTGTTGCTGGTTACCAAACCCAGTATTTGATTGTGATGTTCCAAATACCGAATTATTTCTAAAGTCTGAAGTACGTGGACTTCCTTCGCTGTATTCACTATTTAAACTATTTGTTCTAGATGAACTAAAATTTACTGGTATATTTACTTTTGTATTACCATTATTATAAGATGCGTTTTGATTATAAAAACTATTATGGGTTGATTCTGGTATTTTTTTTGAATTTTGATTTTGTACCTGAGAATTAATACTCATTCTTTCAAATTCATTACTAATATTTGTTTCCATAGCTTGAGTTGAGTCTTTATAACCTAATTTTGTAGTTGGATGGTCATAATCTATTGGTTGATTTAGGTCTACACGGCATGTTAATACATGTAACCTAAAAGTACTACCTGGGTACTTTCGATTATTGTAATTATTAATTATTTGAATAACTTCTCCCAAAGTAATTGGTTTACTAAGCATATCTATATCAATTACTATATTACCATTGTAACAATCAACTACTCCAGAATACCAATTTTTTTCTTCATCTCTTGTAAAAATCATAGAAGAAGGATAGCGATTGCCTGGAGTGATTGTTTCTTTTGGAATGGTATTTCCTAAACAAGTATGTGTTTGAAAAACATTTTCAGAGACATAAATATGACATTCTGGGACATAAAAATATATTTCTCCATTAAGTAATTTTTCTGAATAAGTTTGGTAATCACCACCATGGGCACTTAATGTATAATTAATTATTCTTTGAGAAGTTGAATATACCATATATAATAAATATATTATAAAATAAAATAAAATAAAATTATTTTATAAAAACAGTTAACTGTTTGTCAATCAAATTTAACTGTCCAATCATATTTTTACTAATGGTGATACGTGAACAATTTGAATTACCAAGTTCTCTTATCAAATGGGCTAAACTTTTTGTTTTTACAAAAGGTATCGAATAATTAATTGCTATTCTATTAAATATTTTTTTTCAATAATCTATAATATAAATTTCTTTACTACAATCTATTTGACACTTGAGATCTCTTTGGGTCCGAAAGTCCCTTTGAGATAAATTATCTTCAAAAAATATTGTAGGAGTTGATTCGGCAAAAACTGAATATATTTGTCTATAGTTATTTACTAGTTCTATTAACCCAGGTATAATTGTTGGATCGAATGATTTAATACTTGGGATAAGAATATCTCGAAGTCTTCCACGTTCACACCAAGATGGAGTTGAATCCCAGGTATATGGAATTGAAAAAGTATGTGCAAATTTAAAAATATCAGCTTTTGTAATAGAAAGTAAAGGTCGAGAGATGCAAACCCCTTTTTCTAATCCTTGGATTCCCATTCCAAATAAATTTTGATAATTTTTTCTTTTTTTTATATTTGAAAAAATATTTTCAATACAATCATCTTGATTATGTCCTAGAATCACAGGATTTGGTAACCCTTCTGTCACTTGATAATAGCAACCAAATCTTATTTCTCGAGTTGTTGTTTCATAAAATTCTCTATCAAAATCTCTTGTTCTTTTAATTTCGTTAATTACTCTCACATAATGACAAACACCTAAATCAGCACATACTAGTCCACACATATCTATTTCTATTTGCTGTTCAGGTCTATTAGCATAATTAATACTAATTGCTTTAATAGGTAGTTCAGGAAAACATTTTTTAGCTAGTATAAGACAAACCATAGAATCAACACCTCCAGATACTGATATTACTAGTTCGGTAGGTTTTGGATTTAGCTTGGATATATTTGACTTGAATTCTTGAACCAAATGGTTTGATTCTGGTATTAAATTTAGATTTGTTTTAAGTAAATTAGAATTAAATCTAGGAGATCTAGGATCTAAAATAGAATCAATTAAATCTATATTATAGTCAGGATTTATCTGATAAATAAGATTTTGTTTATTATAGTGAGAACAAAGTGCTTTAATAGTTGCTTGATAAAAACGTCTGTATATTGGTTGAGAGGGTTGGGTTTTTTTCCAAGAACTTACTAATTTAACACATTTGTTCAAGTACTCGGGATCAAATGTATGTCTCCATGGAAGTAAAGCAAAACATCTTGATTCTGGATCTAATGTCTCGAGTCTTTGGACTAGTCCAGATGTTTCAAGTAATTCACGGGCCTTTGTATCATATGGTTCTAATAATTCTTTGATGCTATCAGATCTAAAAATATGTCGTGGAATTTGATCAAATAAAATTATCCTTGAGAGAATAATTTTATCTTGGGATGGTATGACTTCATCTAATAGCTTTAAATTCATCCAATTCTCATATTTTGACTTTATTAACTGATCAACTTGTTCAGTACAACCAAACCATTTGTCTTTCATAAATCCAAACCAAAAATCTAATAGTTCTAAATCCAAATTAATATTCATTATTTTACTATAATTATAAATATATATACTAATCAAAATCAACTAATTATATAGATCAATTTTTTTACTATAAAGTTAAGGATTGATCCTTTTACCAAAAGGTTAAGGATTGATCCTTTTACCAAAAGGTTAAGGATTGATCCTTTTACCAAAAGGTTAAGGATTGATCCTTTTACCAAAAGGTTCTAATCTGATAAAAAGGTTTAGATTCTTCACAAAAACTTCTTGTTATTTGTGTTCCATCTGAATTATGTTTAATTGTTTTTGACCATTTACATGGGGTATCGCAAAACTTACCAGTAAATGATTTTTCACATATATTTTTACTTTTTTTATAAAAACATTCACCACAATTATAAGCTTTACTTGTAGCTCTAGAATTTGTAAAATAATTAGTAAATTTTTCTTTTAATTTAGATGTATATAAATCTGTCATTGTTATATGGACTAATATAATTAAACATATAAAAATTAAATCTTGTAAATTCATAACTATAATATATCCAAGAAAAAAATTCTTAACTTTATCAATAATTGACTTTGACAAAAAAGTCGCATGCAGAAACAAAATTAATTAGCTTTGCTAATAATTTTATTTATCCATGGAATCTCTTTTTTATACGCATCCCCATGTGTTTCTAAACATAAAGGTATCTTAAATCTATGTGCTTGTCTAATGAACTCAGCTAGTCCAGATAAAGCTATATGACCTTTTCCAATTCTTTCATGTCTATCAACATGAGAATTGTATGGAGTTTTTGAATCATTAAAATGTATTAATGCAAGATGTTCTAGTCCTATCATTTTGTCAAATAAAATAAAGAAATATCTAACTTTCTTTTTTGATCTAATATCAAATCCTGCAGAAAAAATATGACAAGTATCAACACAAATTTTAAATATTTGTTTGTCTTCTTTAGTAAATCTATGATAAAAATTTGCAAGTTCATCCAAACCATTATCTTCTGTAACAAATAGTTCTGTACCTTGACCTGCTGCAGTTTCTATAATAAGTTTGGTTGATAATTTTTCTTCTCTAATTTTATCTAGCACATACTTGATAGATTTATACATATTTAAAGTTGCATCATTTACATCTAAATCTAATTTTTTACCAACATGAATAACACAGCCAATTGCTCCAATTTGATCTGAAATTCTTAGTTCGAGTAGTAATCTTTTAATTTCATTTGATTCTTCATTAAATTCTTTTGCAAAATTTAGCACATAAGGACAATGAACAACTATTGATGTTTGATTATTCTCACAGTATGATTTTATTTGTGGACCTATAGATTTATATTTGTTAAAAGAATCTTGACCTGCTCTACCCATTGGATTAGTAACAAATATTTGCATAAAATTACCACCATATTTATTAACCTCATCTACAGATTTAAATAAATTAGCACTAGGTAAATGGCATCCTATTAAATGATTAATGTTTTCCATTATATTAATATACTAATATATATTTAAATAAAAATTAAAGAACATATTTTTTTAACTATAAAATAAGTTGTTTAATCTCTTTTACATCATATAGCATATACCATAGAATTATTAAAAATCAAACTAAAAAATTTGATTTTTTAATTACTTAAATAAATGTTAAATAAATTAGTTAAATAGTTATTATGTTACTTATTGATAAATATAAAATTAATACAAAAGATGGAATAAAATTTCACAAAGATATATATAACAAGTTACTAAATTATATATCTGTATATGATGACATTATTGATGAAAATGAATTTGTAAAATCAAATCCAACTTTTCAAGATTTTGTTTTAAATCATAAAATTCATTCTAAAACTATTACCAAATCTAAAGTATCCAATTTTAAAAAATTGCCTAACATCTTAATACATGGACACACAGGATCAGGTAAAAAAACTCTTGTCAAGTTACTCCTCAAAGAGATATATGGAGATCAAGTGGAAAACTTAAAGCAAGAAACTTATACAATTAATGGATATGGTAATTCAGATACAGAAGTAACAGTAACACAATCAAATTATCATATGATTATAGAACCAAATAATTCAGGAATTGATAAATATATTATTCAAGAAATAGTAAAAGAGTATGCTAAACAAAATATAATGCAAATATTTGATAATCCAATCCCATATAAAATTATATTTATAAATAATGTAGATAATTTACCTTATAATGCTCAAACATCTTTAAGATGTACAATGGAAAGGTATTATAATACTTGTAAATTTATTTTGTGTGGGTATCAAATATCAAAAATAATCAAACCACTTAGATCACGTTGTCTTAATGTTAGATTACCTAGACCTTCTAGACTTGAACTATTTGACTACTTGACTGAAATTTCAGTTAAAGAAAGAATAAAGATACCTCTTCAAACAATAAATTATTTGATAACCAAATCAGAATCTAATGTTAAGAGCTGTTTATGGTGGTTAGATTATTATAAGGCCAAGTTGTATAATTTTGATATTGCATGGAAAAATTATTTAAATCCAATAGTCGAATTTATACATCAAACATATGTGTCTAAAAGAACTGCAAATCTTAGTATAATTATGGAAATAAGAAATATATTGAATAATATACTTATCACAAATATAACAGGATCTGAAATTATGGTTGAACTATTAAATCAAATAGTTCTAACACATCCAGAATATCCAGATCAGCTTTTTACTAAAATATTTGATGCATTTGGAACATTTGAAATAAGACTTTCTAAAGGCAAAAGATCAATAATACATTTAGAAGCACTAATAATGAAACTTTGTTTGATATGTTGGACTACTGATCCTAAAACTGGGAAATAATTTATTTTTTTAAAACTATATAAACAAATACATATATTATTTATTTATAATTTAACTTTATGGTACAAATAACATTTGAACTAAATGATCTAACTCATCCAGATCTAAATAATTTTACTAATGAAGAGTTAAATCTAATGGGTAAAAAACTATTTGTTGAATGGTATAAAAAAACTTATGTATCTTGTTCTGATTTAAATACAGTACAGAATCAGGGACAAAGTTTAGATCTTGAAGTTATTAATTCACGTTTATCAACCCAGTTAACAACTACAATGAGTACTTTGATGGCTTCATTAAATTCTAATCTAGAACAGATTAGTACAACTACCAAAGAACTATATGGTATATCTAAATCAAATAAAAAGGGTGGGGTATTTGAAGATGCTATTGAAGATATTTTCTTTAGTACATTTCCAGACTATACTTACACTAATACATCTGGTCAAGCACACCATGGAGATGGACTTTTAGAATCACCTAGTGGATTAAAAGCAATTGTTGAAATGAAGAATTATACCAATACAGTAAATTCTGATCAGATTGCTAAATTAAAATATGATCTTAAACATACAGGAATTGCCTGGGGATTAATGTTATCAACTAATTCATCAATCCAAGGACGTAAATCTATAGATATCGAATCATTTGATCAAGATGGGAGTAATTACTGTATAGTATATATATCTCATGCATATGGAGAACCACACAAGTTAAACACGGGGATATCTTTATTAGAACATTTGTTTCAAATATCCAAATCATCTAAATCTGATCAGACAAATCTTAAAAACCAGATATCTAAACTTCATGAACTAATAGAAACAGATTTATCTCAGTTATCTGATCTAATAGATACATTTGCCCAGTTAAAAACCCGTTATTTAAATATGGAAAAATTATTTAAAGATCAGCTAGATGGATTTTATTTACATTTGAGAGAAACGGAAATAAATTTAAAACAATCAATAGACAAAATATGGAAACGAATAGATATGCAATTTGTCCCACTGCTATCTGAACCATCTAGCCAAGTACTTTCCAAGCTTTCAGGATATAAAGGGTTTGGTATTCTAGTAAGGATTTACGAGGATGTGTTTGAACCAGGTGAAATTATACTAGTATCTAGTCTAGAAGATCCAGCACAAGCTATTATATTTTTTCAATCCAAACAACTAGGTATTATAAAAATGGTTTCAAAACGTGTAGATATACAATTTGAATTTCCAGATATCAAACTATCTATTACAGATTCTAATCTAACAATTAATACCAAACTACTAAAAACTATTCTGAAAGATTCAAAACAAAAATTAGTCTAAGTAAGATACATTTGTTTTTTCCAAATATACTCAAGAACTTGAGGACTAAGACTTTTACTAACAAATTGCAAACTACTTTTACTCATTTCCATTTCTGTATGTAAAGATGTTAATTCAAGTTCAATAATAATTATTTTACCTAATTGAGGATTTTGTCCTAAATCCTCAATAGTCATTTGCATTGTGCGATAGTCTAGTTCACCATTAATCTTTATTTCATCCTGATAATAAAAATCTAATTTTTTTCTATTATATTTAACTAAAGATAAATCAGAAAAAATTTGAAGTTTTGAAATAAATTTTTCTTTATTTGCATCAAAAAGTCTGGATAAATTTAATTTAAATGTATTTGCTAGTTCTTTTACCAAACATATAAAGTTATATTTTGATATCAAATGAATTGTATTAGGTTCTAAACCTTCAAATAAATAATATGCTTGGGATTGAGATGTAACCAAATATGTTTGTGCTGGATTTAATAAATATAATTTAGAAAAAAGTTCTAATTTTAAATAAGTATTAGATTGTTCTGGAGAATTAAAATCATAAATACCCCACTCAATCATTTGTTCAAATTTAATAGGATGGATAAAAATTTTTACATCTGGTATAGAATTAGATTTGTAGTATTCATCAAGTTCTTTAGATACTATTTTTACAATTTCTAAAATATTATTATCTGATCTTTTAGTTAAATTTGGAATTAAATATAAATTAATTATATTCAATCCTAAGATATTTGTCTTTATAGTTTCTATTATTTTTTTAATTATATACATATGATGAGTAGTAATTGGATTAAAATCATCCCAATAACAAATATTTGCAACTGATGGATTAACCATCCCATAATCCATTGTGGATAATAAATTAAAAATAGAACTATAATTTGATTTAACAATTAGATCAAAATCTCTTCTTACATTTGGATCTGTACTTGCACTTACAATTTGTTCTGGACTTGGATCTGGACTTACAATTTTATCTGTACTTGCACTTGGATCTGCACTTACACTAGATCCCCCAAAATAGTTTTTTTTAATTATTGAGTATTTTGTTTTATATTTATAATATTTATTCATAATATAAAATATTAAAAGAAAAAAATCATTAGTTTAGTCAACTAAAACTAATTGTAAAATATTTTGAATTACAAATTCTTCTATCTGTTTTTCATTTAGATCTGAATCCATTATCTTATTAATAATTATTCCTACTAAATACTCATGAATAGATATATTATTATCATGGAATATATCATCAAATCTTTCATAGTCTCCATATTTATTTTTAAATACTTTTCCAATTTGAATTCTTAGTTTTTTCATAATTCTATTTATCTTTTCACTTGGATCAAAAAGTTCATGTTTATCTAATTTAAAACGTATTGGATTAAATAGTTTTGTAATAAATGTAACTATTTCTCCTGTTTCAGGATTTATTTGAATACAATTAGTATTAGTAATATATCTTTTGCACATTTTACTATCCCAATCTACTTGGTATTGACCAATATATCCAAAGTATATAACATTTAAAGTCATTGGTGGACCAATTGGTTCACCATAATGACCTGAAATATATACTTGAGTTGGAGATGAATATGCAAAAATATGTGCAAAATCTAAAACAATATATGATTCAGTAGATAATCCAATTTGTAAAAAATCAAGTGGTTCTTTTTGGAACAAACATGATTTAATCCTAGGATCTGCATTTGAATCTGCAACTAATAATCTATTAATCTCAGTTTGAGTACTATTTTTTTTAGAAATTTCATCATCATCATTTTTATTATCAGTTATAGATAATAAAATATCACTATGTGTAATATTAATTAAATTAAATGTTTTAGGTATTTGTCTACATATTCTATTTATTAATATATCTTGCCAATATTGAAATGTATACTCGAGTTTATCCCATTCAGCAATTCCAGTAGTATATATATTAAAAATCTTTTCTGGTTCTTTGTTTGTAGTCATATTAAATTGAATATTATTAATTTTGTATTCTCAGTAATTTAAAATAACAATAATTTTTAAATATCAATACTTTTCTTGGTTGATTTAGTTGATTTGATTGATTTAGATGACTTGGTTGATTTGATTAATTTAGTATCTTTTCCAGATGCAATCGCATCAACAACTTCCTGTTTTGTTTGAGACCATGATTTATAAACTTCAAGAACTTCATTCAATTCTGTTCTCCATTGGTCAGTTTCTGATGTTCCTTCAACTGTTGCTAATTCTTCTTCTTTTTCATCAAGTTTAGTTTGAAGTTCAGCAATTCTTTCTTCTGTTAATGAAAAAAGAGGCATTGTTGTAATGTATTCATATGATTTTGAAGAATTATCTTCAGATTCAGAGTCTATATTAGGATCAGAATCATGACTAGATTCAACTTTTCCAGAATGTTTAATTGCTAATTTTGGGAATTTAAGTTCTTCAAGTTTTTCAATAATAACAGATCTTTTTTGTTTGAATACAACAATCTTTCCATCTAAAACAAACTGGATAAATTTCATTTTATATTTGAATATATCTAGTTCATTAGTAATTTTACTAATAAGCCATTCTTTTCTCTTGGTATACATTGCAAATCTTACTTGATAGAATTCATTAATAATATCTTGAGGATCAGAGTATTTTTTAATCATACCACTAGGATCATATAACCACATATTATTAGTTGAAATTCTTGATATTAGTTTGAGCTTAGTATACAACTCTTTCTTAGATACTATTTTTTTAAGTTTATCTTCTTCAAATACAACAGTGAACTCGACAGATTCATCAGTATTATTTGATGTATATGATACAATATTCTTTTTAGTAATTTCAGATTCCAAGAATTCTTTGTAATCGTTAGTCCAGACACCAACTGGAAGTTCAGTTACTCTAACTGTAATATCATCAACTACTTGATATCTCCCATAGATCAAATATGATCCAGGTTTATTAGATGTTAATACAGTTCCTTTGAATCCTTGATACCAAGGTTTAAGTTCTTTAATATCTGAAGATTTATTATCAATCATAGCAAATAAATTGTGAATAATATCTAGAGGATTATACTTTGCTACAGTAGTAGAAAACCCTGTACCAATACCCTTGGTACCATTTACTAGAATCATTGGAATCACTGGAATAAACCACTCGGGTTCAATTGGAATTCCATCATCATCCAAATAGTTTAGAACTGGTTCATCTAGTTCTCTATAAATAGACCTAGTAATCTCTGGGGTCACATAAGTTTGAATATATCTTGCTGATGCATGATCTTCTCCACCAGCAAGCCTAGATCCAAAAGCGCCTGAAGGTACTAGTAAATTAATATTATTAGAGCCAACAAATTCTTGAGCCATTTTAACAATAGTTCCAACAACAGAAGCTTCGCCATGATGGTAAGCAGTTTTCTCACTAACATATGCGGCTAACTGTGATACTCTGATTTCAGATTCTGGTTTGTAAAGTTTTTTGAGAAAAGCCCCATATAATACTTTGCGCTGTGATGGTTTAAGTCCATCACATACAGATGGAAGTGATCTATCACAATCATCATATGAAAACAAAATTAGTTCTCTGTTAATAAAATTTGGAATTGATACATTTCTTCCTGCTTGAGGTAAGATCTTTTTCTTATCATTACCCATTAACCAAGCTTTTCTATGGTCTGAACGATCTTTTTCAAATGCTAATGTAATTGCTTCTGTAGTATCATCATTATACTTTCTTGTTATAGCAGTAGTTACTACTTGAGTATTATCTTCATCTTCTTCATCTGAACCAACATCTTCACCTGAAGTGCTCTTAGTTGTTTTCTTTGTTGCTTTTTTTGTTGATTTGGTTTCACCAGCAAATACTTCTGTTTCATCTGGTACAACAATATTATCTTTTCCCCCAGATTGATTTTCATAAATATACTTGAGTAATTTTTCATCTAGCCCAGTAAAATACTGTTTAGCTTCTTCCTTTGTAGATGTTCCTAATCCTTTATAGTATTTAATTCTCCAACCAGTTCCAGAAGTTTCTTTCCAAGTAGAATACTCAGTCAAGTTATAAAATTCTAAAGTCTTCTTTCCTTTGAATGCTTTAACAATTGGAGTCTGAAGAGAAAATATAAAATCACCCTTCTGTACTAATGATGGCCAAAAATAATGAATAAAGTTTATTAAAAGCCCTTTGATATGAAATCCATCTGTATCTTGGTCTGCCATTATAATTATACCAGAATATCTCAGTTCACTAGTGTCTTTGTATACTTTACCTTGTTGAAGTCCAATAATTTTTTTAATATTGGCAATTTCCTCATTTTTCATAATTTGTTGATGAGAAGCCTCACGAACATTAAGTAACTTACCTTTCAAAGGGAAAACACCAAATCTATCTTGTCCAACAACTGCTAGCCCTGCCATTGCAAGTGCTTTAGCTGAATCTCCCTCAGTTAGAATTAGATATGTCTGAGATGATTTTTTAGTACCAGCCCAGTTAGCATCTTCTAGCTTGGGTATACCTTGGATCTTTGTGGTTTTCTTTCCATCGGACTTTTTAAGTAAACTCTGTTCTTTTAACTTGACCAGGTTAATCACTTGATCAACAATCCCAGATGCAAAGATCTTTTTAATAAACTTTTCAGGAAGTTCACAAGTAGAACCAAACTCTTTTTCTTTAGTTTTAAGTGTTTCTTTTACTTGTGAAGTAAATGCTGGGTTAATAATAACAGAGTTAATAAATACAATCATATTTTCTTTGATAGAACTTTGTTTAACAGTAAGATCTTTATGTTTTTTAGCAATTTGTGTTTTAATTTTATCAATAATATTACCAACAATATAGTCCACATGTGTACCTCCATGATAAGTACAAATTCCATTAACAAATGATATCTGTTTAAAATCATTATTAGGAGCATAGATCACACCAATTTTCCATCTAGGATTAGAGTCCTCGTAATAAATTTCATAAGCAGAACTAGATTTATTAACAGAACCAGTCAAATCAGATTTTTTAGTTTTCTTAGATCCTCGTGATGTTTCAGTATCAGCTAAATCATCATCCGAGTTGGCATCTTCAGTGGGGTCAACATTTGGAACTTGAATATTAAGCTTATACATTTCAATATATTTTTTAAAGTTGGGACAAATAATTTTTTTATCATTTAACCACACATTAACTGAACTATAAACTCCTGCCATATCATATACTCGCTTTTTAAATAAACTAACTATATCATTAGTTAGAGATTTAAGACTAAATCTACTAAGATCTGGTTGAAAAGTGATACATGTGTATGATTTTGGTGATTCTGCTTTCATCTTGGTTATTTTAGGTTCTTCTTTGATTCCCATATTAGATTTAAACTCTTGATAAAACTTGAGTTTTTCTTCTGAATCAACAGTTTCAACTGAAAAGAATGTTGAATAGATATTTGCTAACTTGGCTCCATAACCATTACGACCACCTGTTGTTCTTTCTACAGAATCATCATAATTTGATGAAGTCAAAAGTTCACCAAAAATAAGTGATGGGACATATAAATTATGTTCCTGATGAATTTTTACAGGGATACCTAATCCATTATTCCATACACTAATAGTATTTGTTGTTTGATCAATATTCACTTTAATAGTATCACAAGTTGAATCCTCCTGAACTCGATCACCAGCATTTACTAGAACTTCATCAAAAATTTTGTAAAGTCCAGGAACATAACTAATCTCTTTTTCAATAATCTTATCTAATGAATCTGAATACACCCACATTGACTCATTTTGAAGTTTAACATCTCCTATATAGGTATCTGGACGGAGTAAAATATGATCTACTTGTCCAACTTTTTTATAAGTTTCTTCGATTGTTTTAGATGTCTTTTTTGTAATAGTTTTTGGACCCATGTTTAATGATATTATATTATTTGTTAGTTAAACAAACCTTTAAATAATGCAATTTTTTATTATTTAAAAAAATACTTATAATAATTACCAAGTAAAATATAATGCAAAATCAAGATAATTTTATATATACAACAAATTTTTTAAGATCAAATATACCAGTAGGTAAAAAAACATCATCTAGTGGTTTTAATGGAATTAAATCTAGTCAAGAACAAACATCTGGTCAAGGACAAAAATATTTAATGACAAAAGGATTGACATCTGGTTTGGGTACTAAAGTAGAAAAAGAGATTAGATCCCAAGATTATAATCAAGAAATCCAATCAGATAATCCAAATACAATTAATAAAAATGTTCGTGTAACTAGAGTTAATGTTGACTCTCGTCATAGAAATTTAGAATCAAAAAATATTTTAGATGGACAGATATATTATTTAGGTTCAAATCCAATATCAATTATTCCACAAGATAGTACAAATATAATATCAGATATTATAATAACACATCCATCGCATTCATTTAAAGTAAATGATAATATTATGATTCAGGGAGTACAAGCAAAAAAAGTTGTTTTAGATTCAGCAATAACATTTATTGCAAATAGTTCGTATGCAAGAATAAATCATAAAGCACATGGACTAAATTTTGAATCGATGAATTCAATGTATCTTGAAATCTCAAATTTCATAGGAAATATAAATGGAGGAACGGAGTATAATAATATACCGATTAATGAAATTAATGGACTTCAAAAAATATATTCAATAATGACAAGTACAGAGATTAAAAATAATGATTATTACTATATTAATATGGGTTCAATTATTGCAAATTTTTCAGATACATATTCTCTAACTTCTTTAACACTAACATTTAAAGATCTAAATGGGATTAATTTAAATTTGATAAATGCTAATTTTCCTACAAATGTTTTTCAACTTGCAGGTTTCCATACAATCACATCAGTAACTCATTCAACTTATAAAATTAGATTAAATCTAAATAATAATATATCAATAAGAGATGTTGGTGGTGATACAATATGGGTTGGTAAAGTAAATGATTTTATTGAAGGATATACTGATAATAATTTCTATAAAGTATCATTAAAAAAAACTTTTTATGATGTTTATAAAATTAGATTAATATCAACAGAATTTCCTAATACAGAAAAAGTTATCAAATCAATTCCTGAATCAAAAAAAAATAATGCATTTTATTGGAAGTTGCAATCAGATGGTAATACACTATACTCAGTTGAACTTGATCCTGGAAATTATTCAATTTCTTTGTTACAATCAAATTTAAAATATGCGATTGAATCAGTATCAAGACCAAATTTAACAATTATTAATTCAAATACTACAGAATACTCTTATTATGAAAATAATAAATGTAATATTATAATTGAACCAAAAACAGATATATTTCAGATTGATTTTTTTACTACAATTTTTATCGCTAGAGCATTAACATTTAAATCAGGGAATAACTATACAGATTTAACAGGTAGATTAATAATAAATCATCCAAATCATAGATTAATTGAAGGTAAAACAATCACAATTATTAATGCAACTGCAACAGACGCAATTCCTCAAGAAGTTATTAATAGTACATTTTTAATAGAAAAAATTATAGATGAAAATACATATCAAGTAAAACTACCAAAGTATAATATTTCTTCTGCGAATGCTACTATTACAAATGGTGGTGAATCAATGGGTATAACATTTCCTGTTAAGGCTCAACTCCTTTTTGATACTTTGGATACAATTGGAAATTTAATAGGATACAGAAATGTGGGTAAACCATATTCAGTAACAAGTTTTTCTTATGTGAATAAAAATACAGATCTCTATCAGTATGATTCTATTGATAGCTCATCTGTTTATACAAATAATTCGATTAATTTATCAGGTGATAATTATATATTAATGTGTTGTCCTTTATTTAAAAATTCTTATAATACAGGTTTGGTAGATAATGTCTTTGCCAAGTTATTGTTAGCAGGTGATCCTGGTACAATTCTATATAATCAGTATATACAGTTAGGAGAAACATTTACTATACCTATTCCATCATTTTCACAATGGGAAGTATCATTTTATGATGCACTAGGTAATTTATATAATTTTGGTAATTTAGAACATTCATATACTCTAGAAATTTATGAACTAATATCAAATTTATCCTAAAATTTTTTTAAGTGTTAAAATTCCAAGATTTTGATTTTTAACAAAACGATAGTAACTATCTGAAAAGTTTAGTAGTTGATCTAATGTTTCTTTATACACTGCTGAATAGTATGGAATTACATTTGATCTAATATTTTCAACTATTACTTCATTGGATTTAATTTGAACTGGTAGTAACTGAATTATTTCTTCAAAAATACTTTCAAAAGTTGTATCACTTGGTAAATCAAAAGATGTGGTTGCAAATCCCATTAATAATTTAACAATCTGAAAAGTTAGTTTATTTTCATCTAGAGTATCAGATAAAATATATTCTTTAAGAGCTATTGTTTGATTAGATATATCTTTGTATATATCTGAGTATTTGCTATCTGGTTTTAATCTTTCTTTTTCATCATGTATAATTAGTTTTTCTAAAAACATAAACATATTTGAACCAACAAATGTTGTTAATAAATGTACCACAGTTCTGACTTGGAATAGTACTAATGGGTTTGAATCTAATGTCTTATCTAATATTCTTCCATCAATAAAATTATCAATTGGATCAATACATTTTGCAATGAGATCTATTGTTTCTCTTAGTTCAGTAGTAGCTTGAGTTGGGCCAACACTAGTACTTGGACCAAAAATATTTGTTGAATTTAAACTTTGTCCTTGACTTTTAGTTGATTGAGAAAATTTTTCAATTGATTCTTCTAAAATTTTACACATGTTCAAATGAATAAAGTAGTTCTTTGTATAATCTCCAAACTCTTTCCAAGCATATGTATAATTAATTGGTGGAATTTGTGGAGATTTAATTAATTTACTAAAATATGATCTAAAAAATTTTAATGTTTTATCTTCAGGAAGTTCAACTTCAGAATTAAATGATACATCAAATAATTTAATATCATTTTTATCAAAAGAATTATCAGGATTAAATAAACTAAATGAAAGAATCTTAGCTTCTCTATCTTCTGCCTTTTGTTTCTTTTCTTCCATATATTTTATTTTATCTTCAATATTTTTTTTTGTATAT